AGTGTGCTTTTGGGTCAATTAGGTTATTAAGATATAAAAATAATAATAATATCTATATGCTATATAGTTGTATATAGCTGTAGTGTAGAGCGGCGCTGTACATGGGATTGGAGTAACTTGAAAGTCACTGCCCAAATGGCCTAAATGACCAAAGACCGGCCGCCCGATCGCCCCCCGGCGCAGTTTGGCGCACGTTTTGGGTCATTCAAGCAATCAGTCCGCCATTGCCCAAAATGCCATGGGTCAAATGGGCAATGGCAAAGGGATCACCCAACTTGCTTAAGCTTCCCGCCGTCTGCCGCGTGCCGTCTGCCGCGTGCCGTTTGCCGCATGCCGTCCGCCGCATGCCGCGTGCCGGATGCTGCCAGCTTGATGCAATGCGGTTGTTTTGCGTGAAGGGGAGGGGGTGGGGCCGACGCGAAGGGGCTGTGGCTCTGGTGGTGTCGCACAAATTTTTATTTTTTTCTGCAAGATGCAAAACGCAGAACGCAAAACAATCTCAAGCATGGGTCAGATCGGTCAAATGGTCATGACAAAACAGGTCGCGCCGGCTACACTGCGCGCATGACGTTCAAGAGTCTTCCACTGACTGTGCGGACGGTGCGCGCCACGGAGGCGACGCTGGAGCGCATCTATGAGGCGGCGCGTCTAGGGTTAAAAGGTGATTCCCTAGCGTTAGCAGCAGGATTACTACCTGTTGAGTACAACCGACTGAAAGAGCTTGACCCAATAGCCGAAATGGCCGAACTGAAGGGCCGCGCGGATAGTGAGCGAGAGAACAGTCAGTTGCTGCAGAACGCCGCCCGAGCGGGCGACTCAAAGGCCGCGCTTGCTATTCTCCAGCACAGCCACGGATGGGTCGCCAAACAGTCCGTCAGCGTCGAGATCGACCAGCGCATCAGCGTCATCGACGCCTTGCGTGCTGCTGAGAGTCGTGTTGTCGAAGGAACGGCAGAAGTGATTGAGCACAGGCCACAGGCGACGCTAACAGGCACGCATGCAAAAGCCGATCTACAGCCCCGCTGACGAACAGCTCCTGATGACGCGCCTGTGGGCGCCGTCGATCAAGGACGACCCGGAGGCGTTCGTGCTGTTCGCGTTTCCGTGGGGGCGCGAAAATACGCCGCTGGCGGGCCACAAGGGGCCGCGGATGTGGCAGCGGCAGGTGCTGCGCGACATTAAGGAGCACCTGCAGAAGAACCGCGGGCAGGTGACGATGGACACGCTGCGCGAGGCGGTGAGCTCGGGGCGGGGGATCGGCAAGTCGGCGTTGGTCAGTTGGTTGATCCTGTGGATGCTGACCACGCGCATTGGGTCGAGCATCGTCGTAAGCGCCAACAGTGAGGCGCAGCTTAGATCGGTGACCTGGGGCGAGTTGACCAAGTGGTCGACGATGGTTATCAACGCGCACTGGTGGGAGATCAGCGCGACCAAGCTGCAGCCGGCCAAGTGGCTGACGGACATTGTGGAGCGCGACCTGAAGAAAGGGACGCGCTACTGGGCGGCCGAGGGCAAACTGTGGTCGGAAGAGAACCCGGACAGCTACGCCGGCGTGCACAACCACGACGGCATGATGTTGATCTTCGATGAGGCCTCCGGCATCCCGGACTCGATCTGGGCGGTTGGGGCGGGCTTCTTTACGGAGAACATCCTCGACCGGTACTGGTTCGCGTTTAGCAACCCGCGGCGCAATACGGGCTACTTCTTTGAGTGCTTCCACGCCAAGCGGGACTTCTGGCGCACGCGGCAGGTGGACGCGCGGTCAGTGGAAGACACCGATAAGAACGTCTATCAGCAGATCATCGACGAGTACGGCGAGGACTCCTCGCAGGCGCGCGTTGAGGTGTACGGCGAGTTTCCGTCAGCAGGCGACGACCAGTTCATCACGCCGGCGATCGTGGCCGACGCCATCAAGCGCGAGCCCTACAAGGACGAGACGGCGCCGATCGTCATCGGCGTGGACCCGGCGCGCGGCGGGGCGGACTCGACGGTTATTGCAGTGCGGCAAGGGCGCGACCTGGTGGCGATCAAGCGGTATCAGGGCGAGGACACAATGACGATTGTGGGGCGGGTGATCGACGCGATTGAGGAGTACAAACCCACGCTCGAGGTGCTGGACGAGGGCGGGCTCGGGTACGGCATTCTGGACAGGCTGCACGAACAGCGGTATAAGGTCGTCAGAGGCGTCAACTTTGGCTGGAAAGCCAAGAACCCCATTATGTACGGCAACAAGCGCGCGGAGCTGTGGGGCTTGATGAAAGACTGGCTGCGGTCGGCGTCGATTCCAAACGATCGCGGGCTGAAGTCGGACCTGACGGGCCCGACGCTGAAGCCGAACTCGGCCGGAACGATCTTTTTGGAAGGTAAGAAAGAGATGAAGGCCCGCGGGCTGGCCTCTCCGGACGCGGCCGACGCGCTGGCGGTGACGTTCGCGTTCCCGGTGGCGCACCGGCAGTATGTCGACAAGCGGCCGGCGCGCGCGTACCAGCCGAATAGCGTGTCCACAAGTTGGATGGGGGCGTAACTATGCCAGGCGGCGCGGCAAGTGGATTTCCAAAAGGCGTCTACGGTATCGGTTACCGTGAGCAACTTTACCCCGGCGAAGACGATTACTTTCGCAAAAATCCGCACGTAACCGGTATGGCGGCCGAGGATGACCGTATTATCCTTAATCCATACAGCACGCTTTCCGAAGCAGAAAAACGTGCGGTTATGTTAAACGAAGCTGCGCGGGTGCATATGCGGCGGGGGCTAATGACCGCCCCACGATTCGATCTAACACCAGAACAGTCGCAAAAATTTGGTGGGTATTCCAAAAATCTTGATGATATTCGGCAAACGATCGCCGCTCGCATCTTGTCCGGCGACCCTTCAGTCGGCGCGCCAACACCAGACCAGCTAAACTATGTACAGCAACTGCGTAAGTTTATGGGGGTCAAGTAGTGGCTAAGAAAAACGTCAGTTTGGCGGTTGGACGAGGCGAAAAACTGCCCGTCAGCAAGGGTGCGGGGCTGACGGCCAAGGGCCGAGCCAAGTACAACGCCGCTACCGGGTCTAACTTGAAGCCGCCGGCGCCGAATCCGAAGACGAAATCGGACGAAGGGCGCAAAAAATCCTTCTGCGCACGTATGCAGGGCGTTGTCGACAAGGCAAAAGGGCCGGCCGAGCGTGCAAAAGCCTCTCTTAAACGCTGGAAGTGCTGATAATGGCGACGAAACCCGGTCTTTACAGTAATATTCACGCAAAACGCGAGCGCATTAAGGCCGGCAGCGGCGAAAAGATGCGTAAACCGGGAGCGCCAGGCGCGCCGACCCGCAAAGCGTTCGTGCAGTCGGCCAAAACTGCGAAAGGGAAGAAGTAATGCCTCTGGTTAAGTCGAAAAGCCCGGAAGCGTTCCGCAAGAACGTCAAAACAGAGATGGCGCACGGCAAGCCGCAGAAGCAAGCCGTTGCCATCGCGTACGCCACGCAGCGCGCGGCGAAGAAAACAGCCTCCCGGAGCAAGAAATGAAATCGACCACGCAACAGATCCGCATGATTGAAGCCAAGCAACCCAAAGTTGACAACGGCGGTATGCCGTCGCGCAACACGCCGACCAACGCGCATCTGGCGATGTGCAGCGGCAAGAACGACGGTAGCGTGGACGTCAAAGCCACTGTCAACAAAGTGCTGAGCCGCATCAAGAAGTAAATGGCCGACTACACCGGGATCAACGCCGTCGCGGCGGTGGCCGTAGGCGGCTCGACGAAGGACAAGAGCGATGCGGATGTGCTCGCGACCGCGCGTGCTCGTTTGTCGATGGCGATCTCGGCGTATTCCGAGTCTCGCGAAGATGAGCTGGACGACCTTCGTTTCTATGCAGGATCGCCAGACAATCAGTGGCAGTGGCCCGCAGACGTGCTCGCGACCCGCGGGGCGGTGCAAGGTCAGACCATCAACGCCCGCCCTTGCCTGACGATCAACAAGCTACCGCAACACGTTCGGCAAGTCACAAACGACCAGCGGCAGAATCGGCCCAGTGGCAAGGTCATTCCGGCCAACGAGCATGCCGACCTTGAGGTGGCGGAGGTCTTCAACGGCCTCGTGCGGCACATCGAGTACATGTCGGACGCGGATGTAGCGTATGACACCGCCTGCGAGAACCAAGTTGCATACGGCGAAGGATATATTCGCCTGCTGACCGAGTATTGCGACGAAGACACGTTCGATCAGGACATCAAGATCGGGCGGATCCGCAATTCGTTCTCGGTCTACATGGACCCGACGATTCAAGATCCGTGCGGGGCTGACGCGCAGTGGTGCTTCATCACTGAAGACATTACCCGCGACGAGTACGAACGGCTCTACCCCGACGCGGCGCCAATCACCACGCTGATGACGTTGGGCGTCGGCGATCAGTCCATCAGCCAGTGGCTGAATGAAAAGACAGTCCGAATTGCCGAGTATTTCTACTACGAGATCAAGCGCGAGACGCTGAACCTGTACCCCGGCAACGTCACGGCATTCGACGGCACGCCGGAGGACAAACAGCTTCGCCAGCAGTTCGGCAAACCATTGCGCAGCCGACCGGCGGACCGCAAACAGGTCAAGTGGTGCAAGATTAATGGTTACGAGGTGCTGGAAGAGCGCGACTGGGCGGGCAAACACATTCCCGTCGTGCGCGTAATCGGCAACGAGTTCGAAGTCGAGGGGCGCATCTACATCAGCGGGCTTGTCCGGAACGCCAAGGACGCCCAGCGGATGTACAACTACTGGACGAGCCAGGAAGCCGAAATGCTGGCGCTGGCCCCCAAAGCGCCGTTTATCGGCTACGGCGGCCAGTTCGAAGGCTACGAACAGCAGTGGAAGACGGCCAACATCCAAAACTGGCCGTACTTGGAGGTCAATCCGGACGTCACAGACGGCAATGGCGCCGTTTTGCCGCTTCCGGCTCGTGCAGCCCCTCCCCTGCCTCAAACGGGCCTTATACAGGCCAAGATGGGCGCTGCTGAGGACATCAAGAGCGTTACCGGTCAGTACAACGCCTCGCTGGGCATGGGCGGCAACGAGCGCTCTGGCAAAGCGATCCTGGCCCGCCAGCGCGAAGGCGATGTTGGCACGTACCACTACGGCGACAACCTTGCCCGCGCGATCCGGCACCTTGTGCGGATGATCGTCGACATTGCGCCAAAGATTTACGACACCGAGCGGGTGTTGCGGATCATCGGCGAAGACGGCGAGACGAACATGGTCCAGGTTAACCCGAACCAGCCGGAGCCGGTGCGTCGAATTGTCAACGAACAAGGTATTGTTGTTCGCAAAATCTACAACCCGGGCGTCGGCAAGTACGACGTCAGGGTGGTAACTGGCCCCGGCTACGCGACCAAGCGGCAGGAAGCCATGGAAGCGATGGCGCAGCTGCTGCAAGGCAACCCGCAGCTGTGGCAAGTGGCGGGCGACCTGTTCGTCAAGAATATGGATTGGCCGGGGGCGCAGGAGCTGGCGAAACGCTTCCAGAAGACGATTGATCCGAAGATTCTGGAGCAAGGCGACGAAAGTCCGGCCCTGCAAGCCGCGCAACAGCAGATCCAAGCCATGGCGGCCGAGATGGAGAACATGTTCAACATGCTCCAGCAAGTCAACATGTCGATGGAAGCTCGCGACGTGGCGGTCAAAGAGTTCGAAGCTCAAATCAAGGCGTACCAGGCTGAGACGCAGCGCATCAGCGCCGTGCAGAACAGCATGACGCCAGAGCAAATTCAGGATATCGTGATGGGCACGATCGCGGCTGCGGTCGACACCGGCGATCTTGTGGCTAACGGGCCGATCCGGCAGCCGATGCCAGAAGAGCAGATGCCGATGCAAGAGCCCATGCCGCAACAACCGATGCCGCCGGGAGCCATGCAATGAGTTGCGCCGATTTCGTAGGCACCCTGTTTCTTGCCCGCGATGTCGCCCATAGCGTACATCTGAACACGCGTTCGTTCTCCAAGCATTCAGCGTTGAATGAGTTCTACGACGGGATCGTCGACTTGGCGGACAAGTTTGCTGAAGCCTATCAAGGCCGGCACGGCCTGATCGGGCCGATTACGCTGATGAGCGCCAAGAAAACGGGCAACATCATCGAGTTTCTGGAAGACTCACTCGCAGACGTGGAAAAAATGCGGTACGAAGTCTGCAAGAAAGACGACACTCCGCTGCAAAACATCATCGACGAAATCGTCGGGCAATACCTCTCCACGCTCTACAAACTGAAGTTTCTCGCTTGAGGTCCGTACATGGAACTGCTTCGACCACTTTCCGACGCCGACTTCCCGGCGGACTCTGACACCACCAGCGCGGTAGCTGTGGCGCTCGGGCCGTGGAACGCGGGGCCGCAGGGCGTGATGGTCTGGTGTACGCAAGACGCCTACATTGCAATCGGTGAGGGCGTGACGGCGACCAGCGCCAGCACGCCGATCCCGGCTTACACGCCGATTCCGTTCACTGTACCGCCGAACGTTAGCGGCCGGTGGCAAGTTAGCGCACTCCAAGTGTCGGCTGCGGGCACAGTGTTCGCCAAACCGATCAACATGCGATGAGCTGGGGCGTCGGAGTCCGAAACGCCATCGGGCTAGGGCTTGGTGGCATCATCGCGCTTATATCAAGCTATGGGCGCGATCAATCATTGAACAATCTCGCCACAGAAAACAACGACAACCTCGTGCAAGAGGATGGCGGCTTCATTCTGGTGTAAAGGACGATCATGGCAGATGTCAAAATTTCAGCACTTCCAGCGGCCACAACGCCGCTTGCCGGCACTGAAGTCCTGCCGATCGTTCAAAGCAGCACGACCCGGCAAGTCTCCGTCACTAATCTGACGTCGGGTAAAACCGTCCCGTCGACCGGGTTTACGCTTGAAGCGGGCGGTATCATCACCGAAACCGGCACGACGCGCACGCTCAGTGCGACGGATAACGGCAAGGTCATCTACTGCACGTCCGGGTCGGCCGTGACGATCAACTGCGCCGCGGGGCTCGGGGCTGGCTTCAGCACGACCATCATTCAGGGCGGCGCGGGCAAGGTGACAGTGGCGGCTAACAGTCAGACGCTTGTGTCGTACTCCAGTCTCTTCAGCACGATGGGTCAATACGCGGTCATTTCCGCCATCTGCCCAGTCGCTAACACGTTCGTGCTCGCCGGCAATCTCGGAGTGTGACATGCCTACGGTTACTCTTTCCGTTTTTGGGGGTGTAGGCGCGCAATTTTTTGATAATAACGGCAATCCGTTAACCGGCGGAAAAATATACACTTATCAAGCCGGTACTACAACGCCTTTAGCGTCCTACACGTCTTCAACCGGAAACACAGCTCACACTAATCCAATTATTCTTGACGCGGCTGGCCGAGTGCCAAGCGGCGAAATATGGCTTAATTACTCATATCTATACAAATTTATTTTAACAAATTCTGCCAATGTTTTGATAGCAACTTATGACAATGTAGGCGGAAGTTTTAATGCCGCACCTTTAGTCGCTAATTTTACTGGCAACGGTGTTGCCACTACGTTTACTCTTCCAAATTCTCCAGCTAACGAAAACAATACGCAAATCTACATTAATGGGGTTTATCAGCAAAAAAATACATATTCTCTTGCAGCCGCTGTAATTACTTTTTCCGAGGCTCCGCCCAACACGTCTTCGATTGAAGTGAACTATCTATGATTACTCCTTCATTCGGACTGACTGCAACTGAACGTGTTTTGCCAAAGCTGGCGTTAGATTTTACAACTGCGTCGCTTGATTCTCGAATTACATTTACCCGAGCGGGTAATACCGCGACTCGAATTAATAGCAGCGGCTACGTTGAAACTGTAGCCGCCGATATACCGCGTTTTGATTACGATCCTGTAACGCTTGTTTGCAAAGGTTTATTGATTGAAGAATCCCGCACAAACTTGCTGAACTATAGTCAAACATTTGGCACATCAGGCGGAGCGCAAAATAATTGGGCTGATAGCGCAAACCTTCAGCGTGTTAGTACGACTAGAACATCCCCGGACAACACCGGAAATGCGCTAGAAATCAAAGCAAACGGTGCGGCTAATCAAACCATTATCTCTACTGCCGCAGCGGGTTCATCAGCGGCGCGTTCGTTTAGCGTTTGGCTAAAACGTGTTACAGGCACAGGCGACATTCAATACACACTTGATAACGGTTCAAATTGGACGACGCAAGCTATCACTACATCATGGGTTCGGTACACTTTTGCAGCAACTACAGCTAACCAACAAGTTGGAGTTCGTATCACTACTGATGGTGATGTAATTCAGATATGGGGCGCGCAATTAGAAGCCGGCGCGTTTGCTACGAGCTACATTCCGACAACTACCGGCACCGCTCAGCGTAACGCTGACGTTGCCACTATGACGGGAACGAATTTTAGCAGTTGGTACAATGCAACTGAAGGCACGCTAGTCTCTTACTCAATAAGCAATACCGCAAACGCAGCATCTACTCGTTTGGGTCTTGGAGTTTCTGACGGCACAACATCTAATCGAATCGTGCCAGTAATAGGGTCAGCGACCCAGACGCGCGCGTTAGTTACTAATAGCGGCGTGTTGCAGGCGGATTTATACAGCACGGTTACATCCCCGTATAACACTTTGCTTAAAACAGCGATTGCGTACAAACAAAACAATTTTCTTGCTAACGCCAACGCAGGAACAACGCAAACCGATACGGTTGGAAATGTTCCGACTGTAACAACTGGCTATCTTGGGTCCAGTGAAGCGGGCACCAACACATTCATGTTAAACGGAACACTTCAAAAAGTTTTTTACTATTCTCAGTGCTTGACTAGCGCCGAAGTTCAAGCGTTTACGAAATAGGAAAAAGAAGATGTCTTTAACAAAAGTCACGTATTCAATGATAGACGGCGCTGAATTTAACGTACTAGATTATGGCGCTGTAGGCGACGGAATTACAGACGACACCACGGCAATTCAAGATGCTATTGACGCAGCAGCAGTATTAGGCGGCGTCGTTTTTTTTCCGGCCAACGTTTACTTGGTTCAATCGGGAATCACGCTTAAAACGAAAGTATCGTTGCGCGGGGAAGGAAGAAACAACGTCTCTGAGATTAAACGCACCGCGACTGGCGGTCCAGTTATTACGATTGATCAGAGCACCGGGGTCATGGGTGCTGTCGTCGAAGAACTTAAAATCCGTCACACAGGAACAGCGTCCGCAGATCGTGGCATTTATTGGGCCCGCACGACTAACCCTGGATTTACGTTTTGCTCTTTTCGCAATCTTGATGTAACCGGATATGACGGGCTGTATTTTGCGGGCGACGCAGTGGGCGCTCCGATTTGGAATACTTTTGATCAAGTTAAAGCAATTAGTTGTGTCAACTACGGTTTTTATTTTTCTGGCGTCGCAAACCAAAACGTGTTTTTGAATTGTGCGTCGGCCTACTCAGGCAACGACGGTATTCGGTTTGCTCTTAGCGGTGGGTCGTCTGCGCAAAATATTGCGCTCATTAACTTTGCGTCTGAGTATTCCGGCACAAGCGCAGCAAATGCAGTCAGCGGGCTTTGGGCGCGCGGTGTTGCTGGGCTATTGATAGACAATTTTTACGGAGAAAATAACGGACCGGACAGTAATTTTGGTGCCGCCTTTGGAGTTAACTCTGCTCACATTTGGCTGCAAGACTGTAGCGGCGTTGAAATTCGTGGTGGCACTTTTAATAAAGCCAACTACGGAATTTGTTTAACGTCTACATTAGCCAAAATCTCTGGGTGTAATTTTTACGAGATTGGCGCGTTTACCAACCGCAAATTTTCTATCGGCTATCAGACTAACTCACGCATCGAACTTGGGCCTAATCGCTTTCCCAGCGCGACGGTGCCAATGCTTAATGATGCAGACAATGATGCGCTGTCTTTAACCGGTGTGGCGCCTCAAACTGCATCCGCAAACGTATTTAACAGTCTAGTCGCCAGCCGTAAATTTTTTGTAGCTACTGGCGACCCTGCAACTATCACTGCGGATGTTGGCGATTTTGCTGTCGCTCGCACTGCAGCTAGCGGCGCCGTGGATATGTGGCGTCAAATCAGCAGCGGTGTTTGGCGCCCTATTGCTCAAAGCGTTCGTTTTAGCACGACTGCAAATCGGCCAACTCTTCGCGCCCAAGATATCGGGGTGATGTATATGGACACGACCTTAGCGGCGGGCGGCAAGCCTATCTGGTGGAACGGGACCGCGTGGGTTGATTCTACTGGCGCGACAGTGTAATTAATTTTTAGTTTATTCTATGAAATAATTTTACCGCGTATTTATTCTTGCAGTTGACCTAAAAGTAAGCGTAATATTAATCACTGTACCGGCCCAATAGACCGGGTGCTCTAACGAGTTCAAACCATGACCGAAGAAGTTCAAAACCTAGCGGAAGTCGAATCCGCGCAAGCTACCGAGGCGACGGCCGCCCCGGAGGCTGTTGAAGCTGCGCCGGAATCTGCTGAACAAACGCCAGAGCAGAAAGCCGAGGAGAAGCGATTCACCCAGGCTGAACTCGACGCGATTATCAGCAAACGGCTGGCAAAAGAGCAACGCAAGTGGGATCGGGAGCAACGGCAACGAGCGCAACAAGCGCCCGTAGCGGCCCCGGCTGAACCGCCAACCGCGGACAAGTTCGATTCGCCTGAAGCCTACGCGGAAGCGCTGGCGGAACAGAAGGCGGCCGAACTGCTCGCCAAGCGGGACGCCGAACGGCAGCAAGCCGAACTCCTTGAGAGTTATCACGAGCGCGAAGAAGAAGCACGGAACAAGTATGACGACTTCGAGCAAGTCGCCTACAACCCGCGCCTTCCGATCACGCAGGTGATGGCTCAGACGATTCAGGCATCTGAGATTGGCCCCGAGATCGCGTACTACCTTGGGTCGAATCCGAAAGACGCCGATCGTATTGCCCGCCTGTCGCCTTTTTTGCAGGCTAAAGAGATCGGGAAGATTGAGGCCAAACTGACCGACAATCCACCCACCAAAACGACTTCGCGCGCCCCCGCGCCGATCGCGCCAGTTACCCCTCGGGGTGGCTCGGCTCGCGCCTTGGATACCACTGACCCGCGCTCCGTCAAGGAGATGACGACGTCAGAGTGGATCGAGGCCGAGCGACAGCGGCAGATCCGGAACTGGGAAGCGCGTAACCGCATCCGCTAACTGAAAGGGTTTTGTCATGGCGAATAGCCTTCTTACTATTGACATGATCACCAGGAAAGCCCTGGAGATCCTCGAAAACAACCTCGTTATCACCCGCAACGTCAACCGGCAGTACGACGACAGCTTCGCGGTCGAAGGTGCCAAGATCGGCTCGACGCTCCGTATCCGCCTGCCTGACCGCGCGCTGGTCACTGACGGTGCCGCTCTGCAAGCGCAGGACGACAACGAGCAGTTCACCACCCTCACGGTGTCGACGCAAAAGCACATCGGCGTGAACTTTACCTCCGCCGAACTGACGATGCAGCTCGATGACTTCGCCGAGCGGGTTCTTAAGCCGCGTATCAGCCAGCTTGCGTCCAGCATCGACGCCGACGTGGCGAACAGCTTCAAGAACGTTTACCAGTCGGTTGGCACCCCCGGCGTAACCCCGGCCACTTCCGCTGTGCTGCTTTCGGCTCAGCAAAAGCTGAACGAAGCCGCTGCCGTGATGTCGCCGCGCTACGCTACCGTCAACCCGGCGGCGAACGCGGGCCTTGTCGAGGGTATGAAAGGTCTGTTCAACCCGACCGACACCATCAGCCGCCAGTTCAAGAACGGCATGATGGGGATGGGCGTGCTTGGGTTCGATGAGATCAACATGTCTCAGTCGATCAAGCAGTTCACCACCGGCTCGCGGACTAACGGCACGGTTGCCACCACCGTATCGACGCAAGGCGCTACGCAAATCGCCGTCACTGGCTGCGGTAACACCAAGACGATCAAAGTCGGCGACGTGTTTACTGTGGCGGGCGTGTACGCGGTCAACCCGCAGACCCGCGAGTCCACCGGCAGCCTGCAACAGTTCGTTGTCACCGCTGACGTGACGACCGATGGTGCTGGCGCGGCGACGGTTGACGTTAGCCCGGCGATGTACACCGCGGACCAAGCTCTCGCAACGATCGACGCTTTCCCGCAGTCCACGGCGGTAGTTACTTGGGTTGGCGCGGCGAGCCTGACCTACCCGCAGAACCTCGTCTATCACAAGGACGCCATCACCTTCGCGACCGCTGACCTGCTCCTCCCGCAAGGCGTGGACATGGCCTCGCGTGCGGTGCACAACGGCATCAGCCTGCGCGTGGTTCGTCAGTACGACATCAACAACGACCGTCTGCCCTGCCGTATCGACGTGCTCTACGGCTACAGCACGATCCGCCCGCAAATGGCGGTCCGTCTGTGGGGCTAACGTAGTCGCTCAATATCTATCGAAAGGATCAAGAACATGGCTATTCCGAATGGTGCGGGCGGCTATCAAATCGGTGATGGAAACATCAACGAAGCCCAACTGATTGTCCAGGGCGCCCCCACGGCGCTGACCGCGGGCGCGACGGCGACTGCCGCGCAACTGTCGAACGGGCTGTTTACGTTCAACGGTACGGCGGGCAACCTTCAGCTTCCCACGGTCGCCAATCTGGAGATCGGCATCCCGAATGCGGTGAAAGTGAACGCGGCGTTTGATTTTTACGTCGTGAACACCGACAACGCAGACGCGATCACGCTGACGACCGGGACGGGTTGGACGATCGTTGGGACGGCTGCCGTCTCCAACGGTACGTCGGCGCACTTCCGTGCCCGTAAGACCGGCGACGGTACCTGGACCTGCTACCGTATCTCCTAACCGCCACAGGGGGCTTCGGCCCCCGTTTTTGAAAGGGATTGTTCATGCCGAACAATAAACCTGTCGGTGTGGCGTACGCAGACCCGGAACTGGTCAGCGGCACGACTATTACCGGCGCGATTATCACCAATCCGACGATTAGCGGATCGGTGACATCGGATGCGACCATTACTACGTCGGTCAGCGATTCGTCGACCGGCGGCAGTGATGCCGCCGCGATGTCGACGACGCTAACGATGACGGGTGCGGGCGGTGTGGGTTGGGCAACCAAGTCCACGCTGACCGCAAACGTTGCGCTCGGAGCGTACGCGAATGGTCTGTACGGCTACCTGTCCTTCGGGGCGAGCGGCCGGGTAACGGGCCTGGCGTCTGGTACGCTGGGGGAGATCGTACTGTCTGCCGGCTGCACGCAAGGCACGTATGCCGCTTTCGAAGCTGAGATCGGTTTGCCGTCAGGCGCAAAGACTGGCACCAACACGTCGTTCTTCTACCTGTCCAGCTACGGCGCAGACGCGGCGGAGTTCGATACTAACGGCACGCTGTTTAACCTTGCGGGCGTAACCAAAGGCGCTGGAAAGTTCCTGCAGGATACGACCACAGGTTCAGCGGCACGGCCAACGTCAGTCATCAAGGTAATTACGCCTGACGGAACGCGATTCCTGCCGTTGTACAGCACTGCTGCTTGCGGCGCCTAAGCAATGATTACCCGCGAAGCAGTTCTAGCGCGGGCGCAGAAACTACAGCAACAAGCCGAGCGTTTGCGTTCCGATCTGGACGCAACGCTCGGGGCGTTGCAAGACTGTGGCTACTGGCTCGAACAAATCAGACTATCCGAGGGCGCACAAGATGGCGGTGATCTACCTCCAACATCCGATTCACGGCAGTAAGGTCGCCTGCAGCGACTGGGAGGCCGCCTACGACGAGCAACACGGCTGGGAACAGTACGAGCCTAGCGCAACGGTCGAGGCTGCCACGGTCGAAACCGAAGAAGCCCCCGCGCCTATCGTATCGGCGCTAGAATCCGTGGTGAGGCCGAAGCGCAAATACACCCGGCGCGCGACGACGGCCGCCGTCCCGAACCCCGACGAGGCTTGATATGGCGACGTACACCGCTGGCGATCAGATCAACCGCGCGCTTCGCCTGCTAGGCGTGTTGGCGGAAGGCGAGACGCCCTCGGCGGCGACGTCGCAGGACGCGTTAACCGCGTTGAATCAGATGATCGACTCGTGGAACACTGAGCGGCTATCGGTGTTCTCGACGCAAGATCAGACGTTCTCATGGCCGCCAGGCGTGCCTAACCGCACGCAAACGCTCGGGCCGACAGGCACGTTCGTCGGTAACCGCCCGATTCTGGTCGACGACGCAACCTACTTCCGTGATCCGCAGACCAACGTCAGTTACGGGATCAAGCTGATCAATCAGCAGCAGTACAACGGCATCGCCGTCAAAACGGTGACATCTACGTACCCACAGGTGATGTGGGTCAACATGGA